CCATAGCTGACTGGATTCCCGCTTTCGCGGGAATGACCGAAGGCTGAAGGAAAAGGGGGAGCTGATGGCAGGGATTTATGAAGTTGATGTTCCGTTAAAGATTGCGGAGATAGGGGACGTAATCTTTCAAGCGGAATCGGAAAAGGTGCCGCTTTCACGGCTGTTGCGGAGGGGTAAAAAACCGAAGCAGATGCTTTGTGAATGGGGCTGCCAGAAATATCCGAACCGGAAACGGGGCGGGACACTGGACGGCACGGACATTGCCACGTTCAACAAAACCACACGCGAGAAGCTGGAAGCATACGCAATGTGGATGATGACGGAAGGATGGCTGGTAACCAAGCTGGCCCAGTTGATTGAGAGCGCCGGGGTGAAGGACGAGAAGGCCAAACAGGCATCGGATGACGGTTTGATATTGTCGCGGATGATTGAGGCGCAATTATCGTCCGACGATGAAACGGCGGCAGAGAGCGGTGAAACGCCCTATTGCAGCCGTGGTGTGTTTAAGTGGCTGAGTCCGACAGTGCAGGCGGTCAAGCCTGTGCCGGCGAATTTCAGACCGGCGGCCGCATGTCAATATAGCGGCGCATTGGCCAGTTTTGGCGCGAGCAACATGGAGACCATGTTGAACGCGTGCGCGACGGCCAGGAAAGGCCCGGTTGATTTGACCGGATATGTGGGCATTCAGCTCAAGGCTCAGATGAGCACCTGGGGGCAGAGGGACCCGGACGCGGAGGCGGATGAGGCGGCGGCAACGTTGCTTTATAACCTGGACGCGAAAGAGAAGAAACTGATTCACACACTCAATATGTTTGAATTTGACGCCGGCACGGTGAATGTGTTTCCGAGCTGGTATCTTCTCACGGACAAAGACACGGGCGAGGCGAGCGCATACAGCGCCAAGAGCGGGATATTCATTGACCTTGATATGTGGGAACTGGACTTTATGCAGAACCCAACGGCCTGGGTGGAACCGCCCAAGTCCGGCGGCCCGCGCGGATATCATGATGCGGTGTATATCCTGAAATGCCTGAACCCGCTGGGTCAGTGCAGTGTGTTATCAAACTCTTAAAAAAAAACAACAGAGAACAGAGGTCAGAAGTCGGATTTATGAGGTCTGATATTCTGATCTCTGGCTCTGATAATAAAAAGGAGGAGAGATGAGATTGGAAATTGGAAATTGGAAATTTGCCCAGATAATCGCCTTGTTTGTCGCGTTGAGCGTAATGCCGGTAGTGGCGGCAACGTATCGGCAATTGCCGGAGCAGACCAAGGCGGCCTTGGGCGCTACGCATATCGTCACGATTGAATACAGCGATTTGACTGAGACGAACGCAAGCACGGCGCAAAGCCTGACGAATATTGTCAGCATACCGGCGAAACGCGGTGTGCAGGGGATATGCGCGGTATTGACCCAGCCGTTTGGCGGCGGGACGACAAATATCACGTCAATAGCGCTGAAGGTCGGGGATGGAACGGATGATGATCTCTATTTGAGTTCCACTGAAATCGCGGAAAACGCGACAGAGGAATATTTCAAATGGGGAAATTGGACGTTTAATTCAGCGTCAACGACCATTGCGGCCTGGACGAATGCGACCGGTTCAGCGACAAAAACATATCTGACAAATTCGTGGACATATTTGAATGCGAGTTCAAATGTAGTCACGAACAGTATTATTTATATGTCAGATGTTTCGGTCGCGCTTACGCCGGAAACTGGCAACGCATTGAATTCGTATAGCGTATCACAGGGCAACTATGTGTATACGAATACGACTCCGCTGAAGTTTACATTTACGCCAACGGGTATATCGGGACTTTCAACGCTAACCAATGGCGAAGTGAAGATTTACCTGCGGGTGCTGGACCAAGGAATATTCAAGTAGTCGGGGGAAGAAATGCGGGATTGATGACGCAATGTTGTCAATCCCGCATTTGGGGTTTCAAATTTTCCGCCAGAGGCGGAGAAAGCCTATGGTGGGCAGATCTCAAATTCTCAATTTGAGACGGAGAACCGATGGAAGCACCGACACTTAATGAATTAAAATCCGAGATTGACTCTATATCCGCGGACATGAGCACAAACGGCGGACTCAGCGCGGTCCGGCTGGACACGGATGATATACGCTACGCGCGCTGGGACGGACAGGCTTCGGACGGGTTAAAGCATGAAGATAATCTGGGCGAAGAGCCGGAGCCGTTTGAAGGCGCGACAGACACCCGGATCCGCCTGGCGGATTTAACAATCAACGGAGAAGTAATGCTGCTTATCACGGCGGCATTGCGCGCGCAGATCAACTTCAAGGGATGCGAGCAAGGGGACATAGCACAGGCCGCCAACATGGCCGTATTCATGCGCTGGCTGTTGCGCAATTATCTCGGACTGCAATGGATTCGCGAGCTGGTAAAGCTTGCGAATTATTTTTTAGGGGATTCTCCGGGCGTTGGGCTGATGGGGGTTTACTGGCGGCAGGAAAGGGCATTAAGACTGGAGACGCTCAGCGCGGAAGACTTAATGACCAAGTATCTCCAGGAAGTCAGGCGGAAACTGGAAGAAGATGTAGCGGAGTCCGGAGGTATCGGAGTTTCGGAGGAAGAATTGATTGCCCAGGCGGAAAAGGCGTCAATGGATTTTCTGGCCGCATTGGAAGACAAGGAATTTGGCGAGGATTATCTAACCGAATTGCTGATGCTGTTTTATCCGATAAAAGAAAAGCGGGCGCGGAAGGTTATCCGGCAATTACGCAAGGAAGGGAAAGCCGAGTTTCCGGTAATGTATATCAAGCGCGATGGGCCGGAAGTGCAGGCCAAGCGGTTATATACGGATTGGTTTATTTCATCCAACACGACGGATTTTCAGACAGCCAGGTGTTATTTTGAAGTTGAATGGCTCAGTCTGGCGCAGGTCCTTGAGCGGCAAGCCACTGAAAAGTGGAATGAGGAATTTGTCAAACAGTTGACAGGCGAACTTGGCACTGACGGAAAACGCACGGGCGGGAAGGAAGGGGAGGCCGGCTTCCCAGCGTATGTGCGCGATGAGAACGGCACACTAAAGACAGTTTCTTCGGATTATTACAAGGGACTGTATCAGATCATTACCGCGTATTATATGGGGATTGACGAGGACGGGATCCCAGGGCGGTATTATGTCAAATTTCACAAGAGCATTGACATGCCAGCGCAGGAGCCGCAGTTATTGAATTATTCCCATGGGAAATATCCGGGGCACGTGTTCCAGCGAGAAATATTGTCAAGCCGGTTGCTTGATTCGCGCGGGATAGCGGAATTATCCGGGGCGACCCAGGGGCTTTTGAAAATGTATCTGGATTCATTCGGCGACCATGCGCAGGTGGCCGGTGTGCCACCGATCCTCACGCGGGGCAGACAGAGACAGGGCGCATTAAGGATCAAGCCATTATTGGAGATACCGATTCGGCGCGATGGGGACATTGAATGGTTCAATCCGCCGGAATACCCGAAGGCAGTCAGGGACATGATTGCCCTATTGCTCCAACATCACAACGAATATTTTGGCCGGAGCGCGCCGGATGTTCCGGAAGACACCGTGCGGATTCGCCGTGAATTCATGGTGTTTTTGTTTTTACTGAACGTGCGGGAAACACTGGATCAGATGTTCCAGCTTTGCCAGCAATTTGCGCCGGAAGAATTGATTTTGCGGGTGACGAACCGCCAAGGAGAACTACTTTTCAGGACAGTGGAAGAGATACAGGGGGAATATGACCTTGAATTGACGTTTGAGCCGAAGGATATGGACATTGAATATCTAAAGGCCGAGGCGGAAATAATCAAGAACCTTCTGTTGGCGATGGACCGGGATATGACGATCAAGACCGCGCCGATAGTGCAGAAATTTTTATATAGATTGTCGCCGGATTTGGCGGAAGAGAGCATTCGGAGCGTGGATGCGGCGCAGGAAGACGAGACCAAGGACGAGCTGAAGCAGTATCAGACAATCAGGTCGGGCGCGGAGCCGGTATTGCCGGACGACGGCAGTGTCAATTATTCGTTGCGGTTGCAGTTGTATCGGGACATGCAGACATTGAATCCGGAAATATTCAACGATATGGCGCCGGATAAATTGAAGATTTTGCAGAGCAGAATGGAAAGACTTGGGGTGTTATCGGAACAATTCGGGGCGAATGCGGAGATCGGCAGACAGGGCGGGAAGACGGCGCTCGGCGGAGCGGCGGGGCCGGCCCAGAGTTCCGCCGTCGCACAAAGTGCTATGGCGGACAAGTCGCCGGAGGCTACGCCGGGGCCGGCGACCCGCGCTCTACCGGCAGAACAGTGAGGGTAAAATGGAGGAAACAGCAAGACAATTACTGGCGGAGCGCAGAGAGCGAATGCGGAGAATATTGCCGCAGGTTAAAATATTAGACGGTATTCGGGCGCAATCGCGTAATTCCCTGAAGATCGGGAAAACGGGCCGGCTGAAACGATCAATATCCATAGCGGCCGTGATGAATGCGGTGGACGCGGAAGGCCGGGAAGTTTTGACGAAGGCTGGGGAAGGATACTGGAAGGACCAGGACAGGCGATATTTCGGAATCACGGAAGGAACGGCAAGCATAACGGCCATGCGGAACAGGTTGGGGCGCGTAACCTATCGCAAGGTGTATGGGAGTAATGGAGTAACGGAGTATGGGCGTTCAAGAAAACAAACGTCCGGAGTTGAAAACAAAAACATTACAATCATGGTGATATGAAGACCTGCACGATCAAGAACGTTTTTGAGGCGACAATACGATTAAGGGGCTGGGATCCGGTCAATACCACAATTGACGCGGGGGAGATGGCGTTTGTCGCCGATTTAATCAATGAGCGGATGAGCATTTATGAAAATGCGTTCTGGCCGGAAATAATGGCGGTTGAGCAGAGGCAATACCGGGCAACATGGGATTCCACGCTTAATTATTCCGCCGGCGATGAAGTGTTCCATGAGACAACCGGAGGGGTGGAAAAATATTATCTCAGTTTACAAGACAACAACGTGGATAAGAACCCGGAGACCGAAACCACATACTGGGAAGTCGTCAGTGACGATTTTCTCAGGACGATTGATTTTCAACAGGCTGGGGAAAGCGAAATAGGGGCGGCGGATCTGGAGAATTGCATCTTTGAGAATGACCCGAGGATTTATCCGCGGAAGGCGGCGTTGCCGGATATTTCATTTTACGGGGCGGCGATATTGGTGGGGACGGAAACCGCGCCGACCAGGCCATGGGTAAAATTCAGGCCACCGAAGCCGGTGTTCAGTTTGACGGCATGGGTCAGCGGGACGAATTATGCGATTGGCGATACCTGTTACCTGGCGAGCACGGGTGAGAGTTACAAGGCGTTATTGGCAAACACGGGGAAAACACCGGATCAAGAAACTACTTACTGGAAGCCAGTTAATTTTCCCCTGCTTTTTAAAACCTACGTCAAATATGCGGTCCATGCGGATTGGCTGACGGACTGGGAATCAAAGGCGCGCATAAAAGCATTGGCGGATGAAGAACTTGAAAGGCTGGAAGACACTTTGATTGACCAGCAGGGAGTGGGGCGGAAGGCGAGGTTCAAATAGAGGTAGTAACAAAGCAAAAAGCCCTTCGGCGCGGCGTGAGAGCGCCTTGCTCAGGGCGATTTTGCAAAGCAAAATCGGAGGGAAAGATGAATGCAAGAGTAGTTAATTTGGAATGTCAGTTGAAACCAACACGGAATGACGTGCTGGCGGAAGAGTTGACAGTTGACGGAACTGTGAGAACGGCGAAAGCACTGGATGACAAGGTAAGTCATTGTTTTGTGAGCGTTAAGACCAAGGCGGTCTTGGCGACTTTTGACGGCACGGATCCAGCGAGCAGTGGCGCTGGGATTTATCTGCCGGTGACTTCGGCGCCGATGGTCTGGAGCCGGCGCACAGTGGAATGCGCGCGATTCATTGAGGCGGTCAATGGTAATACCGGCGTGGTGCGGATTGAACCGATGTCTGACTAAAAAAGGCTAAAGGCCGGAGGCTGAAGGAGAAAAAGGAATGAAATTAAATATTGGAAATTTAAAATTAAAAATATTGATTTCCGCATTCTGCATTCTGTCTTCGGCCTTTGTGTTCGGCGAGGATTATTATCCGACTGTATCCACAAAAGGAGCAGTGGCGGACGGGGAATTGGTGGTATTTGACGGGGTGAGCGGGCGATATATCCGGTCAAGTGGCGGGACAAACGCTGAGGCAATCCTCAAAACCATGACGAATTATGTGGAAGTAACGGGATCATCTTCTAATTGGTTGGTTTATTATCCGTCCACCAGAACCCTTATGGGATGCAATACGAATAAGAATACAGGTCCTATAGGTCCTGCAGGGACGAACGGGACAAATGGGGCCAATGGGACGAATGGGGCGACTGGTCCCCAGGGCCCACAAGGCATTCAGGGGCCGGCAGGAACGAATGGCGCAACTGGCCCGCAAGGCCCGGCAGGGACGAACGGGGTGGATGGAATTAATGGAACAAACGGTGCAACTGGTCCCCAGGGACCGCAAGGTCCTGCAGGGACGAACGGGATAGACGGAATCAATGGGACGAACGGGGCTACAGGTCCACAAGGGCCGCAAGGCATTCAGGGGCCACCGGGAACGAACGGAGTGGATGGAATTAACGGAACGAACGGGGCTACAGGCCCCCAAGGCCCACAAGGTCCTGCAGGGACGAATGGTGTTGACGGCGCACAGGGTCCACCTGGAACGAACGGAGTGGATGGAATCAATGGAACAAATGGAGCAACCGGACCGCAAGGCCCACAAGGAATCCAAGGCCCACCGGGAACGACT